AATAAGCCAAGTCGCAACCTTAATCAAACTTGATAAGAAGTTCGCCCAAGATGGATTCGTTACCCAATTAAAGACTAACATTGAGAAAGCTAAACCAAATACGATTTTACCTGCGATTTTAGACACTTCTCTTTTCATTATATGAGTTGGAATGTCTACTGTCTTTTTTGGATTCCTATATGGCTGATTAGATAAACTGAATAAATATTTAGGTGTGATATTTAGAATCTTAACCCTCTTATTTTGCTTTCTAATGGCTTTTACTTGTTGCTTCGTAAGATTAGTCAAATCGTATGAATTATCTTTTACAAGCTCATATTTTAAGTTGTAAGATAGATAATATTCTTTAAGCACTCTCTCACGATTTTTAACATTATATCTATCGCAGAAAGCATCAGCGTATTCACTAAACGAATCGGTCTTTTCTTTTTGTAGTCCGTATTCCTTTAGAGTCGCAATATATTTAGGAGCATTTTGTCCTGCTTGAAGCCCCATACCTGCGAGTAAATCAGTAATGGCATAACCAAAACCAAAGTTGATAGTGAATAAGCCAAGCAATTTATACCAAGTAAAATCGGCTGTAATCTCTAAATTAAAGAAGTCTAAAAAGAGATATGCAAAGGTTACTAAAACTAATATAAAGTTAATGAGATTTCTTTTTAAGAAACCCACAAACTTATCTTGATTGGTTTCCATTATACTCTACCTGAATACTCTTCAGTAATATCCCTTTTAACCTTTTCTTGAACTGTTGTATCTTTAGCAACTTCAAGTTCTTTGTGAGCTTCTTCTCTTGGTGCAGTTAGAATCCAATATAAGAATTCAGCACAAGTAAGAGCAAGAACGATGATCCAAAGTTCATTGATGATAGTTCTTAATAGATAAGTAATGCCTAATGCTAAAAACCATCCCCAAATGCCTTTCAAATATTCTATCTTCTTCATTACTGCAAGAACGAACACCACGAGAGCGAGAACGAAACCAATACCGATTTGAACTGATGATGTAACACCACCACTAAACCACGCTTTGCCCCTTATAGCGAGTAATACGCCAAAAGCAATAGGGAAACCACTATAAGATGCTATATCAAGCGTAAGGGCTTTTCTCTTATATTTCTCTTGTGTTGTCAGTTCCTTTTTCATTTTGGATTACCCCATCAATAGATTCAGCAAGAGAGAGTAAGTTAGCTCTATTCTTGTCTACTTTTTCTTGAACTTCATCTACATACTTGTTGGCTTTTTCAACATACGCTTTGAACTCTTGAGTAAGTTTAGCGTTCTCTTCAGTAAGTGCTTTAACTTGTGCTTGGTAGTCATCAATTAAAACTTTAGTGTCATCTAATACTTTGTTTACTTTATTAGATAAGTTATCCGAGTTAGTGAATACGGCTTTAGCGTTCTTAACGGCTTTGAGCCCAATAAGACATGCACTTAACACACCAATTACGAATGAGATAGCAACCGAGATTGCAACGCCTGTGTTCTTTTCAAACCATTTGCCAAAATCTGTGTCATCTAAATATCCTGCATCTTCTAACTTCTTGATTAGTTCGTTAACCTTAACTTCTACATCTTCGATAGTTATTTCTTCTTCAGGTGTTTCTTCTTGAGGTGCATCTTCTTTTGGCTCTTCTTCAGTTGGTTGTTCTTCTGCAACAGGTGGCTCTTCAGTTGGCTCTTCAGCTTTAACACCAATAGGTGCAAATGCTAATCCTAATGCTAACATTAATCCAAATAATAGTTTTTTCATAATTTATACCTCCTCGCTTAACTTTTTAACGAGTGCCTTTAACTCATTAAGTGTGTTAGTGTGTAACGCTTTCAAATCGGCAATTTCAAGTTTTAACGCTTGAACTTCCTCTTGTAAATCATATATGAGAGTCATTGGATAAGTAGTTTCGTGTCCCTCTTCGGTGCAATGGATTTGTGCTACTTTATATGACTCTTTTTTTCTTCTTTCATATTCAATTTTAGTCATTATTATTCTCCTTATTTATCAAGATGGATTCTCTTTTCGTTTTGGCTTTGATTCTTAAAAAGTGCTGATAGTCCTCATACTCATCTTCGGTTGCTTCAATAAAATCATTGAATAACTCTTTTGATGGAACTTGATAAGGTGCTTTCACTACTAAATAATAATTCTTTGCCTTTAAGTAACCTGATGAGGAATAGAGAGAACGATCTCTATAATCAATCATCCTCTTCTACCTCAATTAGTTCATCAGTTTCTTCATAAGTGTAAGGTGCGTTTTCAATGTCGATTGCTTCGCCATAAACAACGCCTGTTTCAATTTGTCTAATTTGATAGCCACTATTAGAATAGGTCTTATAAAGTTTAGTGCCATCTTCTAATGTGTCATAGTATTCTCTTACTATCATAAATCCTCCACTATATGTTTAATCCACGCTTCAAAGGTAACTGATTCAACGAGTAAGCCCTCTTGGTAATATCTATTTCTAACGCCTTGTGCTACTTGTAATTTGTTGGCGTAAGGCATGTTATCAAACATTACTTTGAAATCCTCGTAATACTTCTTAAAGCGTAGTTCAGTATTGTGTCTATATTCTTTGTTCTCTTGGTCTAACCATTCTTTCTTATTCATTAAATAGTAAGCATCGAAGATTAAGCCAACAGCATAGAATTGTGCTTCGTTATAATGACCTCGTTTATTGAGCTCATTTACTAAAGCTGTTGATGACTCAAGCATATTATTATAGGTTTTTAGGATATATTTCAAATCGCTCCTACATACGCTATCATCACGCCACTTCCATAAATAGAAAGGTGCAGGACAATATCTAACATTTGGTGTAAGATTTTTACACAAACAATTAAAATATGAGTCCTCGTGGATAGTTAGGTTATCATTCCATCTAATTCCTTTCTCGAGTAAGTAACCTCTACGGATAACTTTTCCGTGAACGAATGTAGTATCCATTTCTCTATTTATGTAAGATGGTTTACCCTCAAATCTCGTTTCTTCAACGAATAATGAAATAAGATAGTCAAATCCATTTTGTATTTCTTGGAAGATAATCCATAAGCCACAGGCGTTATAGAACATATCATCAGCATCGCAGAACATAACATAGTCGGCTGTTGCTCTATCAAGACAAGCGTTACGAGTAGCTGAAACTCCTCTATGCTTGTCAAGATAGTATTCAATTTTGAATGGATAAGAATTCAGGAATTCACTTGATAAATGAATATCAGTTCCATCATTTGTGATAATGACTCCTATCTCGTTAAAATCTACATTTTGTTGAATAGCGAGAGAATCAAGTAAAGGTTTAATTATTTCTTCAGTTTCTTTGTATTGTGGTATTAAAAGTTGTAGTTTCATAAATTATGTTGTTGGAACGGGATCGCTTGTTATTCTTGCTGAATAAGTAACCCAATTTGTTGATGCAATATAAGTGTTATAGCGTGATGATGGAACATAAATTGATCCAAAGTAACCGAGATATGATGAGTTAGACATTGGCGTTCCCCCAAATGCGTTAATATTTTCAAGTCTGCAAAATTGAGTATCACCTGTTAAGTCAATTATTGACAAAGACCTACAATTTAAGAAAGCATTTTGACCTATTACTGATGCTCTTGAAATAATAAACGATTGTAATGAAGAACAACCAACAAAAGTAGACCAATTCACCGATGCAATATTTGGAAAATACGCAGTTTGTAAACTATAACAAAACTTACACATATTCATAGGAATTTGTCCACTTAATGATGGGAAAGATAAACTTAATAATCTCGAACATTCTTGGAATGTTTGCCCTCCACCTGCAATTGATTTGACACTTGGTGCATAGAAGTTTATCACACCACAATTCATAAAGGCAGATGTTCCTGTTATTCTTTCAAGCAATGGAAAAGATAAAGTGGTTACTTTACTGCAATAATAAAATACATTGCTTCCAAATATATATCTTACACTCGGCATGTTAACAGTTTCAAGATTCGAGCATCTCGAAAATACACAACTTGGAAGAGATGATAAATTGTTAGCTGTAAAAGATACTAATGAGGAACATCTCTCAAAAGCAGATTCCCCTATTCCTGTTATGCCATTTAAGGTTACTTCGCTTAAACCATTATAATAATAAAAAGCACAAGATCTCAAAAATGAAATGGTGTTATTTGTATATGATGATCCTGATAACCCACCACTTAATATGATGTCGGCTTCATTATCGCCTCCACCTCCACCACCACCTGATATATTGGCTATTTCACTTGCCATTTGGTCGAGTGTTAATGGTGTAGTTCCACCTGTTTGACTTCTTATCGCATCAGCTATAGCGACTAACTTTGATTCTGTTACTATTGCTTGGCTCATACTAATACCCCTGATTATCGCCATCTACATAGTGAGTTGACATATATGTATCAATATAATCACATACAGCTTGAGAAGTTGGGAGGTTTGTTGAAGTGGTGCTTGAAATTGAAGTATCAACCGATTTCGCACACGCACCCCCAAGTGTATAACCATTGTAAGTCTTATTGGTAAGTGCTTCACTTCCGTTAAGTGTTACATAGTTAGAGAGGTCAACATTTGTTGTGCCTATCATTTCCCAATTATTGTTGTAATAGATATATTCATCATAGGCGTTTTGTTGCCCTTGACTTTGACTTGGAACTAAATAAATAGCGTTTGTTTGTATATCTTGAGTTGGCAATGTTTGAACTGCTACGAAATGTAGGTTAGCCATTGCCGATACACTCGCTTCTACTCTTGCTAATTCTTGGTCTACAAGAAATGCGAGTGAATAATTGTTGTTTCCATTAATGGATTGCCACCAATTTGAAAATAAAGTGGTGGCATCATCATTAAGTGGAAAGTTGTAGTTAGTTGTTGCTGACATAACTAACCCTCCTTAAATTATTGTTGTTGAATTGATAATACAGCGTTGCCTACTTCGATAATTGCTACTGAATCAGTTACAGGCGAAATAGAATTAGTGAGAGAGCCATAAGCAATCATTGTTCCACCTGTTGAAGCGTTGTATAAAGCAAAGTGAGTGATAGTTCCCCAACTTCCTGTTGCTTTAGGGAATTGGATTTCATAGAGGTTAGAAATAGTTACTGTGTCAGTTGCATCATCGTAAGTTACATTGCCGAATGCGTGTGAGCTATTGTTTGCTCCGTAACCTGTGATAATATTCTTTCTTTGATAGCCATTTCCACTTGGCTCACTAATGCCACTACCATCTACAGTAGGATTAGTTGTCGATAAAGCCATATATACGCTTCCGTATGATACGCTTGTCTTACCGAGTAATGTTCCTAAAATTGCTGTTAAAGTTGTCTTTGAAATCATATTTTTATCTCCTTAAATATATTTTCTTGCTAAATCGTTTAATGTCCCACTCATAGATGAAAGTGTGCTTGTAAACGCTCCTAATGTTGCATCTACATACACTCTCATTGTTTGAGCGAATGATTCTCTCAATATTGCCTTATAATTGATTTTTATTTTGATAGCCCCTACTGAATCGATACTAATAGAAAAGTTATCTGTAAAGGAATTATTGAGCGAAATATCAACGCCTATCTTACTACCTAATGACATACTCAAACTTGAATTGTCAGTTAGTTCTATTAAGGTAGCAAGTAAAGTATTGATTGCTGATGCTACTTTCATATCCATTGCGTATGCGTTAGATAATTCAGTAGTCCAATTTATTTCAAATGAGTTTCCGTTTCTTACATAGAAGCTGATACTCTCTCTTACATTGAATCTTGTTTTTTGATTGATGCCGAAGTCTTTTGCGTTACCTACGCCACCGACTACAATGTATTTATTCTTTAGCCCTGACTCTTCACTAAAGCCAAATACCATAGCATTACCAAGACCGATATTATTACTAAAGACAGTATTAAAGATATTTGTAACATTGAACTTACCACTAATTACGCTCCCTACTTTAATATTCACATTATCGAGGAATGAAATATCTATGCCCTCGTTAAATAGTATTTCCTTAATTGGATATGCTCCACCATCAGCTTTGAAATCTAAATTAAACTTATAATCACCAATAGGGATAAATGTAAGGTAGTTGATTCCATCATCATTTAGAACTTGATACAGAGTCCAATAGAAGTATTCTTTGTTTGTCATAAGTCAAATGTCCTGATATATACCCATACATTGAGCCCATCGCAAGTCGCTACTACTTTGACCGAGTTAAGAGTTGAGAAGTTAAACAAGTTGACATTCTTAAGTCTGCCATTGAGGACTATCTTCATTGGATAGGTTGAAGCGTTAGTTATAAGCAATGTTCCTGCACTTTGGATATATGATGCGATAGACACATAACCTTGAACGCATGATGGAATAGTTAGGTTAGCCGTAGTTATATAACCCGACCAAGATTTTTGGTGTTTATCTAACATAGACCAAGTTAAATTAGGATTATCGTTGCCATCAAAGTCTGTGTAATACTTCAAATCATTGATCTCGGTTGTATGTGTTGATATAACTAATTCATCAGCCGAGAGTCTTGTTCCAAAGTCATTAAGGATAGCGTTAATATCATCTATTACTGATGGTGTGATTACCTCGCTATCTACCTCGCCTATTGCTCCTTTAACGATGTTTAGGATTATTGTTGATGAATATTCAATCTTTTCTACATTATTGTTATTATCGAGAGTTTTTAGCACAAGCCAACATTTTAACTCGCCACTATATTGAGTTGCGAATTGTGGTAAATACCAATTAGTGATATATTCGGTTGTTGTTTCGCTATCTACACTAACAATTTCTTCTACACTATCAACACGAGTCTTATATACTACTGAAATTGTTGAGAATGATTTTTTAGGTAGATGGAATTCTAAACCTACTTGATTGTGAGAGAATTGAGGAACATTCTTATCGTAATCAACGATGGTCGCTTTTAAGTCATTGTCAAATACTATTTGCCTCATTGTATTGCCTCCTTTAATACTATTTCTAATTGCTCGAAAGCATCTTTATAGAAGTAAATCGTTATAGAGCCGAGCGAAGTGTAATTTTGTGTGAATGGATAATTTGTTGTGTCAGGTTGATAGTTAACTAAATACATAGTCATTGATGATAGTTCGCCATTTGAATCGCAATATCTCAATGCTTCACTTACATTTGCCGTTATGCCTATCCACCCAACCGAGTCAGTTGTATAGAAGTATCTAATAGCGTAATTGTCTTTGAATCTAATAGTTCTTTGGTTACCTACTTTAATAAATGGAATATAGGCATATCCTGAAACCTCACTACTATTTTTTACAACAGTTGCAGGAACAACCACGCCATCAGCATTGTGAGTGTTAACCACTTTTTCAAATACTGACTTAACATATCTATCAGTTGGAATCGAATAGAGTCTTAATTCCCTATTTATATCCACTCTCTCGCCTTTAGCGTTGTAGTTCTCTTGAAAATGATAATAGCATTGTTCGTTAGAGCCATTATGGGAAATCACGAGCTTATCAATAATGAAGTTAGATTGTGTATAGTCGCCTACCTCATATATGTTCTTGTTAGTTGATATTTCAGCTTCACTTGAATTGAGTCTATCAAACTTACATTCAAGCGAATTGATGAATCTATCTTCATCAAGTGTGCCATTTGCTTGGTTGTCGATAGTGGTTAATCCATCGCCACCTACTCTAACTGAAAAATCATCTCTTGTTGTATAGTTAAGGTCAAAATATACTTTCTTCCATAGGTTGTCATCGGAAGTGTTAATTGATAGAGAATAAATCTTGAAACCTATTTCTGCGTATCTTTCATAGTTGATATAAACACCTGAATTCTCGACACTCGTTCTTAATGCGTTTTGCCAAGCGATTGGCATAGTTTTAAACCACGCTTTGACTTCATCCGAGTTATCAGCAAATGTTGATGAATTGATAGAAGATTGAATAGTTGCAACAGAGAAATCTATCGCTCTTTGTAATACAGTTACTTTTTGCGTATATCCATTTGCTCTATCACTATCGAGTGTTGATATATGCTCTATTCTTCTACTACCTCTTGTGTAGTAAGGACACGCTATTCTTTCTTTCGTTTCGAATGTGTCATACTCTTCTTTGTCTTTTGTTTGACCTACAATGTCTATTACACCGATATAGTTTGAAAAAGAATAATTGTTTGAGTATGAAATGTTATCGCCTGAATCCATACCACCTGCAACAACACTAACTAACGCACTATCCATATTTACGAATAGGTTATTTGTTTCATAGATATTAGACATAGTTTCTATATAAGCTGAATCAGTATTAAAAGGGATTTGTTCGCTTATTATAGTGAGTTGCTTTTCTTTGACTTCTTCATTAGGAACGAGATTCTTTGCATTAGTTACTATCGCATCAGTAAAGTTTTCGCCATGCACCTTAAATTGATAGTTCAAATCTACAGTATCTATTTCGCTCCCTTGATGGTTTGGGCTGACTACATATAACTCTAATACGCCATTGTCAATCTTTAATCTTACAGACAAATCCCAAGTAGATAGGTAATAATCTAACACCTCTCTTACTGTATGGATTCCATCTAATATTAATTCTTGACACGCCACATTATCGCTTAATATCTCGTGATGGTTGTTGTAGAAGTTTAATTCCTTATACTCAACTGTTAACCTCGCATTGATTTTTTGGATAAGTTTGTTAAACCCTGCAAGTTGAGTGGTCGCATTAGTCATTGCTATACCATTGATGGTTAATTCATCCAACATACGAGTTGGATCAATGAATGTTAGAGAGCCGATGTCCTCGAGTGAGCTATAATCAAGCGAGTAATTTACATATTGTTTAGCCACGCCATAATTATCAGTTCCGTAGGTTATTCCATAGGTGTATTTGTTTAATTGATCCCTTACTAAATCATCTCTTAATCCAAAGGTTAGATAGTCAAGTGTATCGCCTAAAAACTTATTCTCAACAACCGAGCCAATAGGTGTTACTTCTGTAGTATCGGTTTGGTCGTATATATCATATATAATCATCTTCTACCTCCCTTTGATACTACATTACCTATACGCTCTCTAAACTGATTAATTTGTGCGTTTCGGTTAGTTGAATCTATACTTGCTTGTGCTATTTCAGTAGCATACTTTAATCCTGTGCCAATCATTGCGACAGTTCCACCTGCAACGCCACCAACGAGGAATGAAGTTATTAAGTTTGCACCCTCGCCTAATACTGATAGAGTTAAGTCTATTTGGTGTTGTGCTACGGCATCGCCTGTGATATTTCCATAGTTAGATTTCGCAAAATTAAACGCAGTTGATAAGACTCTCGCACTTTGAACGAATACTACTGAATTCTTAATTATTGAAGCTCTATTTATTGAAGCTGTAGTTTGAGTAGGCATATTAGCATTTAACTTCTGTGATACTTGAGTTTCAACGCCATTATCCTCTACCATCTTACGCTTGACTTCAATTACATATTTCTCGGTAGCCATCTTATTTCACCATCTTTACATTGTAAGTAGATAAACCACTTTGAGTATCAGTTGCGTAAGTTATTATTGCGTTCATATCTTCAATTAAAATATTGGTTGCTTTATAGTTAGGAACTATCTCAAAGTAGAATATTAGTTCAGTAGAGCCATATATTTCCTCTTTACCGATACATTTAAGCCAATACCCTGTTGGAATACTTACATCATCGCTCGTTTGTTCTACGCCATTATAATAAACAATGCTTGTTCCGTGTCCCTCCCAATTTCTTGTATATAAAATTGCTGATTGGCTTGTATTCTTTACTGCATAGCCCATATAGTTATCTACAAATGTTCCATTCATCAGCATTTGCAAATCCAAGTTAGTTGAAATGCTTGTTTCAATACCTCTCTTAATTCTTAAATCGTGAGTGGTTGGTGTTCCCATCAGTTGATTTTTAAGAGATAAAGTGAATTCGCTATCATCATCCCATATAGAGAAGTTGAATTCATAGGTGTAGAAGTTAACATGCGTTTCGCCTATTCCGTTCTTGTTTTCGGTATTAGAATTCATACTCATATTTAAAATTGGATTAATTGGGCTAACCTCTATATCATCGATGAAGTATTTATTATCAAGACCAAGTTCGCCAACCCAAGTCAAATGCAAAACACCTGTTAATTGAAGCGTATTATTGAGTCCATTTTGTAAAGCCCCATATACATTCAATACAACAGGCGATTCTATTTCTATTCGTGTTACATAGCCATTTATTGTAGTAGTCGTATTATTGACACTCTTGAATAAATTAAAAGCGAGGTTGTTTGCATAGTCAAAGCCATCTTTCTCGGTATAAACTGAAAGACTAAATGATTGTGTGTAAGTTTTTTTAGAATAATCAGCTTGAACTACTGTATTGCCTGAATAGATAAAAACAATATCTTCAGGATTCTCGAAGTTGTAGTTTACTTCATCATAAACACCTATTGAATAAGTGCTATCGCTTAATTCTTCTAATTTGGCTTTTAAGTATTCAACAAAGTCAATCATACATACCTCCTAAAGATTGAACTTACCGAAGATTCCCCTCGTATATTCAACCTCATTGTTTGTTCTATACACTTTTCCCACTTTAGAAATTGATGATTGCCACCATTTCTCGTTCGGATTTTGTTTGCCTTTCCATCTTGGGCTAACCCACTTTTCATTCGTGTAAGGCATATAATAGCCCTTTTCTTTGTTGACATCACTTCCACCGATGGTTAATCTATAAATCTCATAACCCTCTTCGGAGGTAACATCCTTTTCTATTGATGATGCTAACTCGCCTGTTCTTCTTGGCACTTGTAGAGCCACAGTTTGAACGAGCATCTTAAACATTGTTAATTCATCAGTTATCATTTTTGTAAATAAATAGTGAATTCTTTAAGTGGTGCAACCTTGCGACCATTTCTATTATCTATTTCAACATCCACAGACACGATTCTATATGTTTCATTAGCGATTTCAACTTGATCGTCTATCATATAGTCAGCTTCTTTTAGTGTTTGAATTGCGATGGTGTATTCAAGATTTCGCCTATATGTATCACTCACTACTCTTGTGTGAACTTTATCAACATATTTGAACTTAAAGAAATCATAATCCCTATATTGTGTGTATTCAATGTTGTGGTGGTTTAGGTTTTTATAAACCACCTTACCATCGAATCTATAACTTAAATTGTTAGCAAACATATTTTCTACCTACCTTACTATGAATAAATCCGTTAGAGCGTAGGTTTTCGATAATGTAATAAGGGCAAAGCATGATTCTACTTCCATCAGGATTGTATCCGTTGAAAGCGTATGTATCAAATGCGTTCAATGTATATTCGATTAAGTCCATTATCGCAAGTTTAAGTGCATCATATTGCCAAGAGTCCAAATTGTCTAAATTAAGTCTAATTGTTGAGCGTTTGTTTATCTCATCGGCAATTCTTCTATATGCGTTATTTTTAACAACCTCAAAGTATTCATCAATTTCTAAATCGTTAGTTGTTACATAGCGTTGGAAGTTGATTCCTTTTTGCTCTAAATAATCTTCTTGTGTGAAGTCAATTCTTTGATCCATTTTGCCCTCCTAATGAGAGAGGGACAAAGCCCCCTCCCATAAATTGTTTAAATTAAGCAGCGTGAGAAGTGTATAATCCTTTTGCTTTGTTTGTTGGAACGATAATATCGTGATATAGTCTGATTTGATATTTCCAAGCATCAGCATCTTGGTTAACTTCAGGACTAAAGATTTTAACAGGATTGTGTTTAACAACAGGAATGCAACATTCACTTGGAACGAAGATGAAGTTGATTGCTTTTCCGTTAGTTGTATCAGCACTAATGATGCCTGTAGTTTGATTCTTTGTATAAGCTGTATAGAATCTTGTTTGAGGAACTTCAATTAGAGGAATTCCATTGTAAGCTAAAACTTTAGTCTTAACTTCATCGCCTACTTCTTTAAGTTGTAGAACTTTAACGAGTTCGCTTGAAGTTCTTAAAAGATGAGCGAAAGTTGCAGATACGAAGAAGAAACAATTTTCTAAATCTACTTCGTTGTCAGTTGCTGATTGGATAGCTTTATCGAGTTCAGTTAAAGCGTTAGCAGCAGTAATTGCTGTAGTTGAAGTGTTACCTGCAGGTGTTGCAGTAGCGAGTTTAACAAATCTGTATAAATCTACTTCAGGAGCGACTTTAGTTCTTTCGTATTCCTTAACGAGATTCTTGAAAGCACCTTTAGATTCTTCTTCATCCATAGTGTCGATTGAGAAAGAACGACCTCTATCTTGAGTTAGTTGATATTGAGTCCAAGTGTAAGTAACATCGCCTGTAGGATAACCTGTAGAACGATTATAGTCGCCGAGTCCATCCATAGCGATTGATGGTAGATATACGCTACCTGCTTTTGCATCTTTAATGAAATTTGGTTTTTCTAATACTGCAGTTGCTAATCTCTTTTTGAGTTCAGCATCTAATTCTTCTGCATAAAAACTTGCTAAATTGATTGTGTTTGGCATAATAATTTACCTATGAGTTCCACCAATTATGGAACTTTTCTTTGTCGCTTGTTTCAGCGTTTGATTTTGTAGCACCCAATTCCTTAACACCTTGAGATTCAACGATGGTCTTTTTCCATTCATTGTGTTCGTTTGCGTATTTAGTAATTGTTTCATCGTTGACTTCTTCGCCTTTACCGATGATTAAAGCGATAATGTCTTCAGTATATTTGGTGTCTACGCCTAACGATTCAACGAGGGCGTTGTTATGAGTGGCTTTAATTTGACTATTCATAGAATCATTTGAATTCTTTAGATTAGCAATTTCGCTCTCTAACTCGGCAACCTTATTTTTTAATTCAGTATTTTCCTTTTCAAGTTCAGTTATTTGGTTGTTTGCCTTTCTTAACTCTTCGTATACTTTGTTAGGTGTTTCAACAGGTTGTTCTACTACCTCGCTCTTAACTTCTTCAGCTTTAACTTCTTCAGTTGGTGTTTCAGTAGTTTCTTCAACAGTTGTTTCTAATGCTTTTTCTTCTTCCATACTTTTTCCTCCTCAAGTGGTAACGCCACAACTCGTGTAATAAGGGATGGTTACGCCATCAATCGTTATAGGTTATAGTATTCAAACAAGTCCTGACTATCGGTAATCAGTTCTTGCCATTTCTTGTTTAATGCCGAACGCTTTTGTTTGTTAGATTGTAATTGTGCTTTTAGAGAGATTAAATCCTCGCCCTTTGCAAGTCTAATCTCTTCTTCAAGCATTGCGATAGACATATCTAACATTCTTATTTCATGCTCGATTTTTCTCTCGAGCTCTCGTTTCTTGTATGCTACCTCTTCTTCCTTATTAGTCCTCTTTTTATAATGCTTGGCATCTTTTAAGGACTTGATTGGCTCGAGTGTATGCCTACAATTTGGTCTTGTGGTTAGATACACGGGATCACCTGTGATTTCTTCCACAGTAGTCAGTTGAGGATATTTGTCTTTGAACTTGGCTTTGCAATAAACTTTCCCTTGTGCTTCTCTATGATCGTCGGCTGAATTATAGAAGTAAGTTGCTTGGTATAGTTCAATTTCCTCATTATCTAATATCTTCTGCGTTGATTTGTTAGCCATATCAGTTCGCAGTTTCATTTCAATATATGTTCTATAAGGGACTTGCCTACCATTTGAGTAAGTTACATAGGTTGGGACTCTTCTTGAGATACTTCTTGAGAGTTGCCTATATAATGGCTCGGTCGCAAGTCCACTATTCGCAACAGGTAAGTTGTTCGTTCCTACTTGGCTGACTATATCGTTTAGGACATTGTCATAGGATTGAACTGCCTTAAGTTTAATGATGGATACCTCTTCAGGAATTGGTAGAGGTGGGATTTCCCCTGTTTCGTTAAGTGTTTTATTCCATTCCTCCGATTCTTTGTCATACGCCCATTTTTCAGCTTCAACGACAGGTTTAATGTGCTTGTCTATTTGCTTTTGGAGGGAGCGTTGAAATGCACTTCTTGAGGTCATCATAAACCCTAACCACGCATCTAAATTATTAGCGTGTTGGAATAGATACTTAACTACCCACATTGTGATTATCAAATCTAATGTGTCATATCGTTTTGCTACGCCTCGAGCGAGGTCGTATTCCTTATCTCTATCCATTGCCTAATAAATCCGAGATGTCATCAATAGGATTGAGTGCCTTTTCGATATACTCAATTTCCTTTTTCTTATCTTCTGCGTTAAGACTATCGCCCCATAATTCAGTAACAAATCTTTCAGGGCTAATTCCTCTTTGAGCGAGTGCAGGTGTTAGGTAAGTCAGTTTAGATTCAAATGTGTTAACTGAATAATCAGGGAAGTTGATTGTATATGTTTCGTTAACGCTCTTGGCTGTCTTATCTCTCATTAAGGCATCGCATGTAAGAACGAGTCTAAAGAACATAGGTAGTCCTCTTTCCTCAATTTCGATAACCTTTGTCGCAGTTTTCATTGTTACCTTTTCTTTCTCTCTTTGTGCGAGGTCGGTTGAATTACGAGCCACATCATAACCAAGTGTTGCAGAGCTGATGATTCCACTTAAACAACGCATAAGAGTTTCAACTGATTCAGTAGATAGAGAGCTAAAGTCAGCTTGTTGGAAGTCTGTTGTTGGTGGCTCTACCTCACTATTGATTGAATCAGGGCTATGGTAATAAATGAATCTCTTACCGAATACATCAGGTTTAATTCTATTGCCATTCTTATCTACTTCAAGAGAGTTGATGTCTACTCTTTCTACAGGTGTCATCGCTCTCATAATGTTAGATTCTTGCGATAAGTTTTGGTCGTAGTCATCAAATAGATCAAGTTTGTTTGCGTAGATACTTCTTCCTCTTCCCTTTGCCTTATCGAAATCCCAAATGAATGGAACTGCGAGTAAGAAGTTAGTGTTAGGGAATTCGAGGTTAACAAGGTTAGCCAAGTCAGGAATAGTCTTTAAAGGCACTTCCTTAACTTCATTGCCATTGATTTGGAATAGTTTATACTCAATGGTTGCGTGTCCCTCTTTTAATCCTCTTTTTTCTATAAGCTGATATTCATTGCCTTTATAAGAATAGTGTTGTCTTCTTGAGATAGCAACAACCATATTGCCTAACCATTCAAAGTCAACATCTACACCACTTGCGATAGAGTAAACAGGATAGTCAATGCCCTTAACAATGTCTACAAATAACGCTACATTTCCAAGACCAACCATTTCGCTGATTTGTTCGCTTAAGACTTGTTTAAAGTTGTTGGCTTCGTTAATCTCAACTAATCTATCAGTTAGTGCAGGTTGATTCTCTACTAATATCTTGGTTGGTTGACCTACTACAGATACGATGGTTTCACATATTTCTTTTGCGAGTCCTGAATGTGTCTTTTTAACTTCTTCTCGGTTAGCATACCAAAAATAGTGTGTATAAGGTGGCTCATATTTGGAGTCTATTTCGCTATCTTTCATTAAAGGTGCTAATACTTGGTAGTAATAAATGAGGTCGTTTGATGTGCCTCTATACCACGCATACCACTCTAACTCTTCTCTTTCTCTTTGGTTAGAGTTCATATCTTTTAGCACATTCCTAAATGTTGGATTGCTTATAGTGTTATATGGATTATCTTTGTATTGTTTAGCATATTTGAACGCTTGTCGCATTCTTGAAAGTAAGCCCATATCTTATACCCTCCTTATGAGTTTTAACATTGAAGTTGACATTGAATAACATAGTGAATCGTAGAAGTCCATTTCCTCTTGGTTTTCATCTAAAGGAAGCCCATCTTTTTCGTTATAAACGAGTTTTGATAGTTCTCTTATAATTTGTCTACAACCACTTCTAAACTTGATTCTATGGCTACCTATTAGCATCAGCATTAAATCTAATCTCGCTTTACGCCCTTTGTCTTGACCGAACTTGTCTACGAGGTCAACGGCTATATTCATGCCTAACTCTCTAACTTTATTTCGTAGAGTCAACATTAAGAGTTCTATTGCTCCGTATCCATCTACCCAAATCCCATCGATTAAAGACTTGTTTGGGATAGAGTTATAGAAGTTATACACAAACTCGCTAATCTCATTAATTAGTGCGTTTACTTCAGTTGACTCGCATTGTTTATATTGAATAGGCACAACATAGTCATAACCTTTTGTAAATCCTGTGATAGTTATAACTGTGCCTTTTTTGTTTTCCCCATTACCCAAGTCCAAGCCGATGGAATACTTAACAAAGTCAGTTTGTATCGTTCCATATTGGTCGGTAATGATGGTGTCGCCATTATACCTGATGCCTACTCTATCATCTATGTAGTCATCATTGAGGTAGTTAGCGAATATTGTCCCCTCTGCCTTTCCTCTTATACCCAAGATTTTGATATTGTAGTAATACGAGTTGATAGGATATATTGCCATCAACCTGTCTATCTTCTCTTGAGTCATAGATGGATTATCACTAAAGCTGAAATGGAAGTAATACCAATTAGGATGGTCGGCTTTCATATCTTTAGCAATTTGAGGTGGTATATCACATTTAGGGATACAGTGGTTAATGTAGTCTTGATATACCCAATGAGATGGATCATCGCCATTGAGAGTCCATATCATAAACGGATTCTCGCAGTTACCCTGTCTTGCGAAACACTCTTCAACGAATTGCTTATCGGCTATATTGACCTCATCAATGAAGATGCAACCGAGAGAACTACCGAGTATCTTTCGCCACGAGTTTCTATTGTCATAACCACATAATAAGATTCTTGCTGTATAGCCCTCTTTGTTAGTGAACTCCAAGAAGAAACCACCTATTTGATTTCGCTTGAGTTTGAATCTATCGCCATATAGACTCTTAACGCCAAAGCCATTACACTCAAGTATGTTGTTGTTGATGGTGTCATAGTCCTTACAAGCTATAAGGTGTGTAGTGTCTGTAGAGGTATAACACTTTAAGAGGAATATCAGCGTTGCGATTACTGATTTGGAGCTTCTTATAGTCCCCTCGAATACCATTAATTCGGTAGTGCTCTTTAGGGCTAACTTGATGGCATTCTTACTCTTCTTGTTCGTTAAGTTCAGAGTTTCCATTTAATAGTTGGTCGATGGCTTGGTCGAAACCATCTTTTTCCTTTGTTTCAATCACTAACTCTTCTTTAGGTTTCTCGCCTATTAAGGCACTTATTACCTCAAGCCCTTTGGTGTTGCCTTTACTTGCACTCTTTAATGCCCCTAACAATACTGCTTGTTGCCAAGTCCCTCCATCTATCTTTTCTTTCTTCCTGATTGATGGTGGTATCGGTTGATTCAACATAGCGAGTAAGTCCTCTTGGAATGTTTTTCTTGCTCTTCTCTTCTCGCCACTTGCTATGCCACCCTTTCTCGATATTGCCTTTGCTTCCTCTCGGCTTAAGCTCGAAGTGTATTCGGCTATCCTACCTTTCATTGATGGCTTCTTTATAGGTTGTTCTTCGGCTTGGTTATTTACTTGGTTGATATTATCTTCCATAACAAAACACCCTACTTAACGCAGAGTTTCCATATTCCTTTTAGTGAATTTGTTAGTTTTGTCATAAAATACCTCATTTCAAGCCGAAAAAGTGGCATATCAACCACCTGTGATATAGTCATTCTATATCAAGTAAGAGTGCCAAAAAGTGCCATAATAAAAAAAGATGACTCAATCAGCCATCTTTTCTAATGCTACAGTTATAATTCGCTTGATTTGTCTATCACTATAAAAGAACTCTCTTGCGATTTGGTGTATCGTTTTTAAGTTTACATAATGCTCTACGATTATGCTTGATTCTAAAGTTGATAGTCGCTCCATACGATTAAGAAGTTCATTCCATACATTCTTAAGTCTTATGATTAATTCAGCCGTTGCGACATATTCATCAGCTTTCTCGAACGATTCCATTTGCTTGTTAATTTGCCTAATGCTTTTTAATGCTTCGGCTACATCATCTTTTAACACTTTCTATCAACTTTCTCATTCTCGGTATCAAAGACATATTTATCCCATTTCATTAAGCGATCCAAACTTCCTATAAAGTCGTTTGCGTTCTCGCCCATAATGTCGATGAATAAGTCCTCGCCCTCTTTATCACTAATAATCCCATATTTAGAGCAGATAAGTTCAAGTGTTGAGATAAGAGTTTCATCAAGTTCGCTCTTTCTCTTGGCATATTCCCTCTTGCCTATCTTACTACGCATGAGCTTCATAGTTTCAGTTCGATTCCATCTTGTAAGGTAAATAATAAGTTTTTGTTCTTCCTGTGTCATTTTTCCTCCTTTAATAACATTTCTGCATCATCTACGCTTATTTTATAAAAATCACCACTTGCCATTTCAACAATGCTTGGATCATCTCTATATTCTTTTAACCTGTTCTCTTTCGGTGTATAGTCAATTCTAACGATGTAATCGACATTGATATAGGTGTAATTGTTGTCTTTGGTTTTAATAAACTTACTCATTTTCTAACTCTTTTAATTACTTTGATTCTCGTAGTTCCATACTTCGCCCTTATTACAGATGTAAGTAGCAAATGTTTTCTCGCCATAGATTTCAACGATTAAGTAAGTCATAGACTTTCCATTTTCATCTAATCCATAAGCAGATTTTGTTTTGAAAGCAATAACTTTTTCATCATAATCAAACGCAAATTCTTCTTTACATTTTTCAATGTATTCTTCGTATTGGTTATTGCAACCCACTAAACATAATGTTAATGCAAATAATATAATGCTAACAATCTTCTTCATTATCTATACCCTCTGAATTTAAAGGTTTTAACATTATAAAATGGCTACCAAATACATTAAACTGTGTTTCCATTACAATATAGCCTTTTTCAATAAACATTTTTTGAATACTTGGTATATCACATTTATTCCATACTTCAACTATGATATATTCAGTATATTCATCTTCGCTTTTCCATATTCTATAATTTTTCATTTTTATTCTCCACTTTCGTATTTCTTACTTCTTTTTCGTATGTGCTTAATGACCAAAACAATATTCTATAGTCAACATTTTTATAAAACCTTAATAAGTTTTCATTAAGTTGTTGTTCTTGATAACCATTTCTGCCATATTCACATTCATCCATATTTGCTAATAAATCAACCCAAGTATAAGTTTGTTCTATTTTTCGCAACTCTTTTTGCTTTTCTTTACTTGTCATTGCCCAAACTCCCCCATTTTATTCCTTCGACTTTTAGATAACCTGTATTATCTTTTTCAATTTTTAGCCATACATCATTATTTTCATCAATTACTAAATGCTTTTTAAAAGTTTCTAACATCTCTAAATCTTTTTCGGCTTGTTTTAAACCCTCAATAACATTTGTAAGCCATTGGTTAATTGCTTCGCCATCTTCAAAATCTTTTTGAAATTCTTTATACGCTAATTTTACGGCTTCTTTACTTGTCATTTAGCATCTCCTTTAATACTTTCTTTCTAACTTCTATTGTCTTTTCACCATTAAGTATCTTACATAGCCATTCTGGTCTAATTGAAATTAGCACATATTTTCTTCCAAAATCATTATACACATAGCACATATTTTGTGGTGCTTTTGTAATAAAGTTATCTTTATTATTGTAGTAATCATCTAACTCTTTTGGCTCATCAAATATATGTAAGTTTTTAATGTGAATTGCATAACCATTTTTGCCATTAAAATAATCATACATTTCTTTATCAGTTAAGCAACTTTTATTCAATAAATCTAAATATTTATGCGTTAAACATTCGGCTTTCATATAGTCAAATTCTTCAACTTCAAAATCACACTCGGCTACAATTTTGCCATTTAATGCAGAAGATGTTTTTGTTTTTAATAAGTGCCATTTATAATTAAATGGATTATTTATGTCTTTTGTGTGGTATGGTCTTGCAAATCCTTGTATTAAATATGGCTTTGCTTTAGTGCAATATAATAATATTTTCATTTTCTATTCCTCGTCCTTATCTTCAAAATGTTTTAATATTGAATATAATTTTAGCCAACAACAATTCAAAGGTTTGCTATCACATTTATCAAGTTCATAGAATGTGCAGTTGTCGCACCCGTCCATTAAAAGTTCACTTGCTATTTCCATCATTTCATCACTTGTCATTTTTTAACCCCTCTTTCTCTTTCGTTGATTATCTCTAATACGACCTTTTCAAGTTCTTTATCGTTACACCCAAATATGTGAGTAAAATCTCTATCTTTGACTTCGCTCACAGGTTTCCAAGTAACCCCATAGTCGCTTACTTTGTAGTTGTTTACATAACCCATTATCATTAGTTCATCGCCCCAATAAATGAGCTTGTTTACGAATGTTAAGTCATCGTGTTCTATGTCATAGATTGTTCTATGTTTGATACATTCTAACGCTCGTGATTCATTCTTTGTCATTTAATCCCTCCATAATAATACTTTCGTAATCTCGTTTGGTGTTGAAATTAATCAAAACTTTTTTTCATTTCCATCATTTCATCCCTTAAATCGAGATAAAGTTTGATTCCGTTTGAGATACTATCTATTGTGCTGAATCCACCCTCTGCTTCTTCGCCCTCAACATAAGAGTCAGTATAGGTTAAACACCATTGAGTTAGTTTGAAATCAAACGAGTATAATCTACCATTCATTAGACTCGCACAGATTCTACAAGTAACTCGGTTTTGTTCCCATATATCGTATTCATAGTATTCATAACCAACATTCTTGAATCCGTGTAGCACGAGCCAATCAATCCAAGTGTCATTTTGGTTTTTCTTTTCTCTTTCTTCATCGTTGAAGATTAGTGTCTGTTGTTCCATTATAGCTCCTTAAAAAATCTCTTCTTCATTTCGTGTGGTATATTTTGACCTTTGTTTCTAACGCCTGTCCAATGAGTCCCACCTGCTATTCCATCGTAAGTAAAGCCACTTGCTTTTAAAGATGCTCCATTTTCGCTTTCTAAAATGTAAGTAATGACTTTCTTATACCCCATTTCTCGTGCAATTCTACAGCACCTCCCATAGAGCATAGAACAAGCGTTTTTATCCCCTAAAGTGCATAATCTATTTATTTCACAAGTTTTGCCATCATCATAATATCTTCCTACAGGTCTACCACATACGGCAACGCCAACGAGTTGGTTATCTTTCCATAAACTAATACAGAACTTACACCCAACAGTTGCTCCGTGATGCCTATGGTTTTTTTGTATAAAAGCTGATGCTTCTTTGAATGTGATAGGTCTTATTTCCATCATGCCACCACATATAAATTATTTAGATCAAGTTTGTTGAGGTAGATATTCATAGCTTCTCGCATCTCTTTAGTCGGTAAGCAATTATCCCTGTCTATCTCATCAGCGTAAAACTGTCTTATTATTTTTGTCTTGTTGTCTATCTCGCAAGTCGCAAGTGGTTTCCCATCAGGTGTAGTGATAAACACAAGCACGAGTTTTCTCTTTGCCATTTCCTTAACATAACTGCACTTCATAATACATTGGTGTAGTTCATCGGCTTGTCTTTGGCATAAATCAACGCTATTAGGGATAAATATTGAGTAACCCATTATTGACTCGTTATTTGGTCTATAAGCGTTTAGAGAGAGTTTTTCAGGTTTATCTATGCCATTTTTAATCCAAGATAAGATTTCAGTTAGTGAAGTATCATCTGCTATCATATCTCTATTAGTCTTGATGAAGCTCATCACTTCTCTTTTCTTCTTTGTTGTTAGTTTGAATAGTCTTTTATCAGTTGCGATTCTATCGTAGCCAAGTTCAATAAGTGGCTCGATTTCAGGATGGTCTATGTAAGTCCTTAATGCTTTCATAAACCTGTAAATATTGCTAATTCGTTGTTTAGCACAAAAATATTTATATTCAGGATGGTTTTGAGCGAGTTCCTTAATATCTTCCTCTCTCGTTTCCCAAGTGTTGTATAACTCAAAATTATAACATTGACTCATTGGCTCTTTTTCTTGTATGCAGTAACCATAATATCCACAAATCTTTTCGCTTGGAAATGTAACCGTATATCCTGCAAGATTTGAGAAGTAAATATATCTGCACTTGGATTCACCTTTTAGGTTTTCCCTATAAACATACTCGCTCATCTTTTTCCAATTAGCTTTGATTTTGAAATAGATGCCTTTCTTACTATAAAGATTAGCCGTATAACTACAATGATGTCCCATTAGAAATCGAATAGAGAGAGTTGTTGCTCCTCGCTCTTTTCCTCCTTTTTAGTGGTTGGAATGATAATCTTTTTAGGTTTAGCTGAATCTTTTGGTGCTTCTTTTTTGTCTACATAATAATCACGAGCCATCTTAAAGATTTCTTCATCGCAGAACGCATTTCTTTTTGTCTTTTGGACTTCGTTTAATATATATTTGCAACAATTCTTAATATCTTCAGGTTTGTATATGCTCTTAAAGAACACATCGCCAAAGTTGTCTAAATAATCTTTGATACATAGTTCAAACGGTGTAAGTTCAGTAGATTCTTCTACGCTATCTTCTACCATTTCTTCGCTTTCTTCTTCAGTATCGAATTCATCTTCTTCTAATAATTCTTCATCTAATTCTTTTGCCATTTTTTTCTGCTCCTATTCTTAATTCAAGTAAGTTCTTAATGTGGTTTAACGAGCTTAAATCTTGCTTGTAAACTCGTTTTGCGAGGTCATCGGTTTGGACTTTCTCTATCAAATAATTCACGCTCTTAAGTGCTTTTTTGAGTTCTCGTAAGTTCAATTCGTTCCACCTCCTGATTTGTTATGAATAACCTCTCGCCACCATATTCCAAATAATTTCCGTTGATCTCGTATTTCAAATCGTTAATCATACGGATAAGTTTGTTGATGAATATATCGGTTGGCGTTTTCTTATATGAGTTAACTTTCGTGTAGTAACTGAAGCTGATGTCATACTCTCTCATAATTTGAGTGTAAGATTTGCCACAGGTTTTATGCACGAACTTGGCAATAGTAACCCAAGACCTCTCTCTATACTCATCAGGTATCATCAGCGTATATGTTCCATCATCGTTAGAGATGGTAATAGGTTTCTTGATTTCGTTTTGAATCTCTTTAATATCATCAAAGAAGTAACAATAACATTTACCCTTTACCTTTAAGTCCATCACGCAATTATCTATGAAATCTTTATGCCACCTCTTGCTATAATTCGAGAGAGTTAACTCTGTGATGTCTTTTGTTTTAACACGCATAATAATTCCTCACTCGCCTTTTCAAAGACTTTATCTATTTCGGCTGATTCTACTTCTTCAACAAAATGTTCGCTCAAGTATTTGATTACTTTAGATTGTAACTGTCTATGATTCCTTGTAATATCAGCTAATGTTTTAGCATTTGTTTTTGGATTGATTTGCTTCAAGTTTCTTAACCTCCTCTTTATATTCCTCAAGAGTTAGTTTGATAGGATAACCACCAAGTCTTAAATACTTTTCACGATAGTAGTCAAATTGTTCTCTATATCCCATTTTTTCTATTTCTTGTTCTATGTAGAGGTCATTTGAATATCTATGCCTTGTATCTTCTTCATTAGGTGTAAACATAATCTTCATTTGGTTATCTACAGACAAATCGGGATCATAGTTATTTAGTAAGGTGTAAATCTCGTTCTTGCTAATATCCCCATTCTTTAATCCTGTTAGAATGAACGAATAAATCTTTGACCTATTAGTGTTAGAACATTCTTCAGCGTTACGAGGTAAGTAATAACCTTTATCGCATGAGTCAATTCTTCTTAATGGTGCTTCTCTTAATGCTTTAATATCTTTTCTTAACTCTCTAATATTTGGATAATCTAAAGCTATGATTATCTCATCAGTTGACTTTGCATTTGCTTTTCCTACTGCATTCGCTTTGAGGTAATTATATAAACCCCATTGTTTTCCGTTGATACCCTCTATTCTCATCTTCCTTTCCAATCCTTATCTTTACTCTGCAACCATCTTAAATGCTCTAACATACCTTTTTTACCCTCTTCAGTATCTAAATCAAAACTTATAAGGTCAGGTTGTGAATCATTGTTGTTTGCTTTTCTTTTAGAATCTTTAGATTCATTTTCTTTTATCTCTATATCTATCTCTTTCTCTATCTCTATCTCTCGGCTCGTTTTGGGCTCGTTTTGGCTCGAATTGGGCTCGAATTGGGCTCGAATTGGGCTCGTTTGAGCCCCCTCACCCTTTTTCTTCTCACGATATTCCCTTGAACGAATGGCTTTTCCTGTTTCGCAACCTATCATTTTATAGACTTCAGTAAGCACGATTGTTTCATCTTCAGTTACCTCTACTAAACCTAAACTCTTTAAGTAGTTCATAGCTGAATCCATCGTTTCTTTATCTACCTCGCATATAGTAGCTAACATTTCATTCGTGTAAGGTAATTCCTGATTAAATCTCAATTCGCCATCGTGAGTGATAGATTCAAGTAATAGCTTTAGATATATCAGTTGGTTTATTTTTCCATTTGGCATACTACCCAAGATTCTTACATCGTGTTGCTCGAAGAAATCTTTAGGTAGTTTGAGATACCAATATTTCTTAAAATCCGTTTGACTCATACTCGCTCCTAAAATGGCATATCTTCTTCATTCCAAGAGCCATATTTATAATCTTCTTCTTTCTCTTCCTTTTCGAGTGGTGGTAGACCTAATTCTTCTGTGTGTGTTTGAGATGGTGCAGACATTTCTTGATTTTTAGGACTTAACATTTCCATATTCAATACATAGATATAAGTTGAATAATGATATTCGCCCCTTTGGTCTTGCCATTTGTTTGTCCTGATTTCACCCTCAACCATCACTTTCTTTCCTTTATCTAAATAGGTGTTGCAGACATTGGCTATCTTTCGCCATGCCGTGCAATCTATATATTCAGGTTTATCGCCTACAGCTAATGTGAATTTGCTACACTCAATATTGTCTTGAGTCATTGCTTTCACAGGTTTTTTAGTCAAATTTCCAATGATTATTGCTTTATTCAATGCTTTTACCTCCAAATTTCTCAATAAATTGATCTAATGAATAGAGTTTCAAGAACTCTTTTTTTGCTTTATTTTTGAGCCACTTATCTAACGATGGATTATTATGAACGCCATATATTCCTGTGTGGTGTGGCTCACACAAGTAAACCCACATTCCCTCATCTTCGCTGACTTGCCTTTTGTTGCCTCTGAAGATATGGTGCTTATGTAGGGCATTTGTTCCACCACAGATATAACAACGCTTATCTTTTTGTAGTAGACTTTTCATCAAGCTCTTTCCTTATATGCCATAAATCATAAGCGAGGATAGACACTTGAGGAATCGTGATAGATAACTTATCTAATTTCTTCTCTATCTTTTCTAATCTTTCTAAAATGCTCTTTAATTCTTCTTCGGTCATCTTTGCTCCTTATATGCTAATCGTTCTACCCAATAGAATCCTTTTTGCCATTCGTGGATTTTGAATTCAAATGTTGATAATACTTCATCGTCGCCACTCTTGGTGTAATCGTGTGCTATTTCAATATCTTCTTTGAGTAGTGGTGCGATAACTCTAACGGCTTTGAGGTCATCGCTTATTAGTTCTATTTCAGCTTCAGTTAGTTTTTCGCCTTTAACTAACTTTTCAAACAATTCTAAACTTGTCATTTTCTGTGCTCCTTTAATATTTGCTCTACCTCCGAGTCATAGATTCCAAGCTGATAGCATCTATCTAACGCACAATCTATTAGTCGGCTCATTTCTTCCGTGTTGTATTTACTGCTCCCCTCGTAGCACCTATACACTTTTAAGGTCTTGCCTTTAACTTCTCTTTCGCCACATTCAATTACAACCCTGAATACTTGTTCTAACGCTCCCTTTGTTTCCTCAAGAGCCATTATGTAAGTTGGTTTGACATTGGTTTCTTCAAGTATTTGGGCGTAAATTTCCATTGTGTCGCTCTTTCTATCCGTTCCCTGTGTTGTTAGTGCTATCTTACCGAGTAAAGCCCATAGCATACGATTTTGCTCGAGTGATCGTTTGCTCTTGTATGGTCTAAATGTAACCTCGATTTGTTTCTCGTTCTTGATTTCCTCGAAAGCGAGGTTGCCCTCGCCCTCGAGTTGTATGATGGTTGTCCCATCGCCTTTGAATCTACTTATCTTGGTTGCTATGAACTTCGTTTGCATGTTCTTGTAGCTTCTTGAATAACCAATTCTTCCACGCTTTCCACTCTTCTTCAGTTAGTTCGCTTAATTGCTTGTTATTCTTCTTTAAGACAGTTGCTTTGAACTTATCAGGTGTTATGAATGTCTGCCCTTTTAACATTTGCTCTAACTCTTGAGTGTATGGATGGTTATCGACTTGCTTTTGTTCTTCTTCAGGTAAGTCCTCACCTGCATATACATAAAGACCTAATCCGTGTCGAGCACACGCTTTGGTTAAGCTCCTTTGGATTGTCTTGTTTACATCCATTGAGGTAACTTGTTCTAATGGGATAGATTTGTTCTTGTAGTCCATTACAGGAAGATACTCGATATACTCTAATCCCTCGATGGTTACGCCTGTCTTAACCCAACAAGTTCTTCCATCGGTAAAGTAGTTCCAACCATCTACATTTTCATAGATGGTATATTGAGCGTTAGGATATGCCTTTTTAACTTCAGCCCAAGCCCACGCCCAAGAGAGATAAGTTAATCCATTTTTCTCTTCTGTGTGTTCGTTTACATTCACACTATTTAACTTTTGAAATACGCTTAATTCCATTTGAGCTCCTTTTTTATGTAATAGATTTGTTTTAATGCTTTGAATATCTTGTAGTATTTACTTGCTTGACTTGTGATAGATTCAACCTTAAATGTTTCGTTCTCGTTTCTACCAATATTGAGGATCATAATTCTTTTAACTTTATAGCCCTTTTCTTTAGCAAGTTCTTTGTAAGCTGATGTCTGCACATAGTATTCTTTGTAGATTCCACTACCACTCTTAAAGTCAATTAAGGTTAGTTCGCCATCTACTTTGGCTATGCAATCTATAGTTCCACCAAACTTGTTCTTATCGCTTACGAGAGATAACTCACTTGCGATATATTCAACCTTGTGTTCTTTTTCCCATTCCAAGAACTTATTGAATCCTACTTGACCTAATTCTTGGTCGGCTTGTGAATATTCGCTTAAGTCAGGATTTTCGCCTTTGATATGGCACTCTACTAAATAGTGGATAAGTGTTCCAACTGTTGCTGAAGCATCTACATATTTGGTTGAGTCTATGCCTTGTAATCCTAAATTGTTCGCCCATTTAATTAGTTGTGGTTTGGCGAGTAATCCACATACTGTTGTTACGCCCACAACAAGTTCACCATCACTTGTGTAGTATCTTGTGTGTGCCTTTGCTCTTGTCTTTAATTTGTCTGCCATAAATTGCTCCTATTAATTTTGCTAATTCCGTAATAAATTCTTTTGTGATTTCAGGTTGGTTAATGTTAACTTGTTCCATTTCGGCAACCTCTACTCGAAAAAAATATAATCGAACTTCTTTTTACCTATTAGTGCTTTAATGGATAGAAGCTCGGAATATTTCCATTCGCTTAATTCGTTCATCTTGTCATAGAACGCTTTCTCACAGATGCCTAATGCTTTAGCCATATCTTTGTAAGTTAGCCCTCTTGAGATGAATTCAGCTTTTAATTCGTTTGACTTAAACATGCTATACCTCTAATACATCGATAGTTAGTATTCCATCGCTTAAACTAACACTAAAACGATAGTTTTCTGCATAATCGAATACATCAATTCCGTGCATATTGATATACACACCTGACTTGCCTTTCATACCAAGTGAAGTGATGATGTCATCAATAGCAACATAGACCGAACGCTTATCTTCCATCATTGTTACCTCCCATTAAATAATTTTTTAATAACTCAATATCTTCTTGAGTCCATTCTTTTTTTACTTCTTTTTCCATAAATATACGCTCCTTATTTTTCGTTCCATTTTGGTAACTCTTGATTATATTTTAACATATCGTTCCTATTTGTCAACGCATTTTTTTACAATTTTGTTAATTTTTTTTGCTATTGTGCTAAAATTAGGACAAAGGAGGTATAAATGAATAGAATCAAAGAACTTCGTAAACAATTAAACTTGTCTTTGGAAGAGTTTGGCGAGAAGATAGGTAAACCTAAATCAACAGTATTTAGATGGGAAAAAGAGCAACGAAGAATCAAGGTTGAAGATGCTAAAGTTATAGCAAAAGTTTTTAATGTATCGTTAACTTGGTTGATGGGATACGAAGCACCACCACCACAGATACTAACTACTGAAGAGGTCAGTTTACTCGCTATGTTCTCTATGCTAACTCAACCCGAGCAACAAGAGGTCATTAGATATATAAGTAATTTAATAAGAGGGAGGTCAAAATGAGTTCAATATTTAAGCTACTTTTTATGATTCTATTTGATGTCGCTTTCTATGTTTTATACAAAGGAAGATACTTCAGTTTCATAGGTCATAATTGGATGATCCAAATTCCAATATTTGCTTGTTTAGTATGTTTTAACTTATACATAATTTGTGAACTTATAGAACAACATAGCAAGAAATGAAAAAGGCAGTTATTTATGCTCGGTATTCATCATCGGCACAAACCGAGCAATCAATAGAGGGACAATTAAGAGTTTGCCATCAATACGCTGAAAAGAATGAGTTTGTTATCCTGAACGAATATATTGACCGAGCAAAGACAGGTCGCAATGATAATAGACCACAATTCCAAAAAATGCTGAAAGATGCCGAGAGGGAAGAATTCGGCTTTATAATAGTCTATTCACTTGATAGATTCGGTCGTAATGATGCAGACTATGGCTACAATAAAAAACACTTATCAACGCATAATGTTAAGATACTATCAGCAACTGAAATCACTTCTTATAATGCCGATGGAACTGATAATTTAGGTGGTATCTTAACAGAGGGCGTGTTGGTCGCAGTTGCGACTTACTTCTCAAAGGAACTCGCTAAAAAAGTGAGGCGTGGAATGGATGAATCAATAGCCAAAGGGAACTATATCGGTGGTAGCGTTCCATTCGGTTATATGGTTGAGAACAAGAAACTCATTCCTAACCCATCTACTGCTCCTAAAGTAAAGGAAATGTTTGAACGCTTTATCAATGGCGAACACCTAAAAGAAATCTTAACTGAATTCAATAATCAGGGCTACACGAACACTCAAGGGCGTAAACTTGTCTATAACACCATCGTTAACCAAATGAAGAGCCCTATCTACTACGGACATTTATCTTGGAGCGAATACGAGATAGACAATTACACCGAGCCAATAGTAACCTATGAAATATGGAGCGAGGCACAAAAACGCATGAAGCTGAATCAACATAAACCACGCCAAAAATCCTATAAGTATTTACTTACAGGGAAATTATATTATCAAGATGGAACACTACTCACAGGAAGAAACTCATATAATCGCACCCATACCGAATACAACTACTACTCTGATGGAAAGCATACTTATAGAGCCGATGTGTTAGAATCCATCGTGCTTGATAATGCTATGGGATATATTCGTAATCCTGAAATAAGGAAAATCCTCTCTCAAGCCGTTTTAGATGCCTTACAACCTGATAACGATGAACTCGAGCAAGTTAACGCACAAATCAAAAAACTTGAAACTGAACTTGATCGTGCTAAAAGGTTATCGCTCTCACTTGATAATCCAAATGAAATGGCTGACATCATCAACGAGAAAAGGAATCAGCTTGAACTATTAGATAGTGAGCGTAGCAAGTTAGAGTTCAAAAAGGAAGTGCCAATTACTGAAAAGGAAATCAATCAGTTCTTGGATGAGTTCTTACTCTCTAACCCTGATGATGAGAAAACAAAAAAATACCTCATTGATTATTTAATCAACAAGGTAGTTCTGTATGATGACAAACTCGCAATCGTTTATAACAATTCAAAGGATAATTACTCGGAAATGTCATTTGAGGACTTGCGTGTTTGTATTGATACTTCTTGGTACACCATCTTGAATCAAATACAAACCATATTCTTAAAGCACCATACGATTTGCATATATCAAAAGCCAAGCATTAAACTTGGCTGATGACAAAAGAGGTATAACATTTGAATAATTCTTACTTATATTATTACACGCACACGCACGAGAGTAAATGAAAAGCCCCCAATTAAGAGGGCTTTTCTCACGGAATTATTGCGTTTGTCAATTAAATCTTGGAGCAATTTTTATGACACTTTAATTATACAATTCAATAAATAATAAGTAAATGAAAAGCCACCCATTCGATTGCGATAAAATGCGTGGCTTAACAAAAGGAGTCATTCAGGGATTAAAAATAAAACCCTCTATACCAATAGGAAAAACAATTTGGTTGGTCTACATTATTGATTATACAATTTATAAAAATATAAGTAAATGAAAAGGCAATTATTCATTGCCTTTTTCTTCAGTTATTTCAGGTTTAGGATTGAAAGCTGAATTGAATTCGCCCTTGTTATATTCGTTGATGAATTGAACTAACAAATCTATCTTATCAATTACTGTGTTCTGTAAGTAATCTTGAGTTACGAATTGGTATTCTTGGAAATAGGAAATTGCACCAACAATAAGCCAAGTCGCAACCTTAATCAAACTTGATAAGAAGTTCGCCCAAGATGGATTCGTTACCCAATTAAAGACTAACATTGAGAAAGCTAAACCAAATACGATTTTACCTGCTATTTTAGACATTTCTCTTTTCATTATATGAGTTGGAATGTCTACTGTCTTTTTTGGATTCCTATATGGCTGATTTGATAAACTGAATAAATATTTAGGTGTGATATTTAGAATCTTAACCCTCTTATTTTGCTTTCTAATGGCTTTTACTTGTTGTTTCGTAAGATTAGTCAAATCGTATGAATTCTCTTTTACAAGCTCATATTTTAAGTTGTAAGATAGATAATATTCTTTAAGCACTCTCTCACGATTTTTAACATTATATCTATCGCAGAAAGCATCAGCATATTCGCTAAAAGAATCGGTCTTTTCTTTTTGCAATCCGTATTCCTTTAAAGTCGCAATATATTTAGGAGCATTTTGACCTGCTTGTAGTCCCATACCTGCGAGTAAATCGGTTATCGCATAACCAAAGCCAAAGTTGATAGTGAATAAACCGAGTAGTTTATACCAAGTAAAATCGGCTGTAATCTCTAAATTGAAGAAGTCTAAAAAGAGATATGCAAAGGTTACTAAAACTAATATAAAGTTAATGAGATTCCTTTTTAAGAAACCCACAAACTTATCTTGATTGGTTTCCATTATACTCTACCTGAATACTCTTCAGTAATATCCCTTTTAACCTTTTCTTGAACTGTTGTATCTTTAGCAACTT